TAGGCAGTCATCGCCGTAGACGACTACTGAAAGAATTTTTGTGTGGCGGTGTTTTGGGTTTAGCGGTGTTTGGATTGTCAGTCCGGAACGGCGGATTTCTTGTAGGAAAGCTCCGAATTGGATGTAAAAATAATTGATTCGCGAGTTCATGTACGTCGTTTCGAAGGCGCCGGATGTAACGCCCCTACTTTTTTCAAAAACAAATCCATCCGGCATCACGTATTTACTGTAAATAAATTCTCTGCACAACGCATCTATCAAATTATGGTACTCTTTTTCCTGTTTCCCGTCCTCATACTGAAAATAGCCTTTCACACTCTGATACTGCATCTTAATTATCCAAGCATCAACACTCGCGTCATAACCTTTATAGTCCAACATGGCCACCATATCCTCGTCAAAGTCACTTCCTCTGTTATTCGTGTTCATGAAGTTGTACCTATATTTCGCGCCGTCTTCACCCGGAATACCAGATCCCAAAGGTTGCCACGGTCTAGCATCAAACTCGTTTTGAATCGGTCGAAAAACTAGTTGCGCAGTCAACATGTAATGTCCATCGGGCGCGAAAACTAACCGGGTTTTTGTATCCGTATCAATTTTATCAAACGCGTGTTTGTTGTTACTCTGTTTAGCTGTGAAGTAAATATCTGTAACCGGAAGTTCTTCCACCGGTATTTTATCGTAATCCTCGAAATCCGAATCGTTTTTCTTGCATTCGTTCTTTTTTCTCATTTTTTGAAAACTTGGCAACGGTTCTGTACATTTTTTCCAGTGTCTCGCTAAATCTTCAGCGTCTCTCACTAAGTCGTCGTAGCAATCGCCTTTTGTCAAAACAAACTTTGATTTACCTTCGTCTTGCCGTTTCTCTTTATACCGAGTTCTATTGTACCGAAAACCGGCGTTCGAATCGAATTTTTTCATGTATTTGTCGGCCGTCTTTTTTAGACTGGTTAAAGGGGTCAGATGACCTACCCACGGGAAAAACGCTTTGTCAACTGATTTTTGTGCTTCGATCACCGCCATTCTAACTTCGGGATCGTTGATTTCGTTTATATTGTTGTACTTGTTAGGTTTTGCGAATTTTAGCAGCTTCGTGTAAACACCACAGTCAACCCACCAGAATCCAGTGACATTTTATCGATGTGAGTTTTCACATTTTGAAATTCTTTTCTGATATTTTCAGGTAATGATTCATCGTTGATCAGCCCTCCGTATTTTTGTAAACTCGCGTGTTCCCCGATGTAACTTCCTTGATTTCCGGGGCCCCTGTGCGTTCCTTCGTACGAAGTTTTATCAGTTCCGATCAAGAGCGACAAAGCTAACTTGTCCTTCCAAGTGCTCAACGCGTTTTCAGCGTCTTGATTAGATTTATGGTCGCGTATGGCTGAGCTGCAGTATCCGTACAGTCTGATATGGCCTTTTTGGTGTTGGTGGTTTTTGTCTTCTGGGAACACCGGTTGGCCGTTTTGGTCGAATCGAAGTTGACATTTGCACATGAATAAGAATTCGTTGGTGTCATACCCGAAATACTCGGAACAGATGCAGGATGGTTTTATAACAGCCACATCAATTTGCTCCTGATCAATGTACCGATCCTTCAATTCGTTTCTGTAGAATTTTTCTTTCAGGTTTTCATGCGAAGAAATTCTACCGTCTTCGATTTGAGGCCCCAACGCATCGTCAAACAGTGCATCGCCTCGTTGTTGAATCTGGTTTTGGTTACTTTGCATTTGAACAG